CCTTTAGACAATCAATAGCCATACGCTTGCATTGATCCTCATACTCATCCACCATTTCTTGACGAATGACAGCTAGTGTAATTTCCTCAGACTCGCTGATCATTCATAATATCCTCTATAAGTTCATCGACCAGAATGCCGTAGACATCCTGTTCACATAGAAACTCCCATGCAACTATATTAACATCGATTTTAGGATATGTAAAGACAAATCTAACGTCGCGGTGTTGATCGACAAACCAGTTAAGATAGTTCATTCTGCGAGCTTGGTCGGCAAAAGTAGCGCGCGTTTCTGGTCCATAATTAGACGATGCATCGTATACGTTGCCCGTACCTAGCTCTTCCATTGCAATAAGGAAGTCAAAACCTATCATAATCAGTTGCTTATGACCAGCCGCAATTGCTTCGATCATAGCATTCATCCCAGCATTTGACCGAGGAGTAGCAGAACCATGAGGTAAACCGTAAAGTTCGGCTGGCTCATACTGATCCGCATCACTAGGAACAATGAATTTAGACGCTGGAAAATCCGATTGACAAATTTCATCAATCATTCCAGCGTCAATAGCAACTAGAAAGTCTGGTTCAAAGTCGCGATACAATGCATTGCATCCATATATTGTACCATGACCTCTAAGAATGTCAAGAGGAAATGATCGCCGCGTGCTGCCATTACCGATAATAAAAGCGGTTTTTTTCGACCAATCAATCATCCGCATCGGAAACAGGATCCTTTCCTTCAAAACGAACTAGATCATCAAACTTCATTTCATGACGAATTCGACGCTCACGGCGCTCGTTCTTAAGTTCCGACTTCGAAGCCGCCGGCATTACATCATAATCATCTTCATCCGACCAGCTCTTGCTAGTGCGATATGTCTTGCTCATTTCGAATTACCAACCTTTTGTATCGACAGGGAAAGCTTCCATAACTAGTTCTTTAGTCAAATTTCGGAAGGGACTAGTCTTATCCTTCATTGCAACCAAGAGCATTGCATCGTCCGGGTCTACAGATTCTAGGAGCTGGACAAAATGCATTTCTCGTGCTGCTGGCTTCATTTGCGGATACTCACCGCGCATAAAGATCTTGATACGACGAAACTCGGCATATAGAACGTTTTGAAGATCTGATGCCTTGGGTTGAAGAGTTGCCGGCGGTTTACCAGGCGGCAGTGCAAAGATAATTGAAGTCTTGAACATATATTTCAACATGCTAAAGACTTGAATGTCCTTACGCACAGCCGAGCGAAGGGCCTCAATTCTATCAGCCTTAGAGCGCTTCGAAGCGGCGTCCTTAAGGTATTCTGCAATTCCTACTTTCATTTTCTTCCTTTAATAGTCTTGTAGCGAATCGATAAGGTTAACTAGACCGTTTTCGATGAAATAATTCAGTAAGCTTGAACGTTCATTATACTCATAATTTTCGTAAATGTCAAGAACCTTTTTCTGAATTTCATCGGGAACGCGCCATAGATCGATAAGCTGAATGTTGCGATGATAGTTGCGATAGGCTTCATCCTTGAATGGAACCACACCTCTATTTAGATCATCCACCCATTGCACCAATTTAGCATTCATGATCGATTTCTGCCGAATAGAAGCAACGAAGCTATTATCACGAGATAGGACATTTGGAACACCGTCGCCCGGATCGCCTCGGATAATATGTTCATAAAGAAACTTCATAGGATCAGGCGTCTTGATCATTTTCTTCTGAATAGGCGCCCACTGAGATACATTCTTATATCGTTGCATTTGAGCGAAATCTTTATCGCCAGAGACGATTAGAATTCTCTCATCATCGGGATTAGATCCGATATTACCATAACGATGAATTAGAGACGCGATGATATCGTCTGCCTCGGCCGCTTCTACCTGCAAAACAGCATACGGAAAATGATCCTTCAATTCCTTCTTGACCGTATTCAGATACATAAAGATCTGATTCCAATCTAAAGCGGATGCAGCTTGATCCTTCTTCCGATTGGCCTTATAGTAAGGGAAAAGCTTTTTGCGCCAGTAATTTGTGTCATCACAAGCGAGAATAATTTCACCATATTCCTTACGGAACTTAGTTCTGGTCGCCCGAATAGAATTCAAAGCAACATGCCGCACCAAATCTTGAGAGAGACCGCCGGGAATTTTCTTTGCATCAATAGCAAAAATAGCAGCCAAACAGATTTGAGAAAAATCTAAAATAATCAAAATGTTATCCTTCTATGAAAATCAACAGTCGTAATCTTCGTCATCGTCATCCAATGAAATTGAGATTTCCATTTCATCACTCGGCAAGTTTTCCGCTTCGAATGAACAATTATCTAGAACGTCTTGGAGAGGATGATCAATGTCAATTAGTTCGAACAATTGAGCACGAACGAATTCACAAGCTAGCAAATATCGATCAAAAACTTCCTCGTCCTCCATAGGAAATCCGTTAAGAAGCAATTTCCCCGCGAATTGAGAAAACTGCTCGTTAACTAACTCATTAACCAGACCCATTCGATTGAGTGCGATTTTTTGCATCATTTCTTCCTCAGTTTGAGGAAGATTGTTGCGGACGTTTTCTTTCGGAAACTGTACGATATTCGACATTAAATCACCCGCAAGAGGAGGGTGTCTTCGTTAATTCGACCGGTCATCGGCGACTCCTTAGCTTTGATAGTGGACAAGAATTTCCGAAGCTGGATCTTACCCGATCCCAGCAACAGAGGCAACGTTACCTCAGGCTTCCGAAGTCGCTTGGCTGCACTATCATCAAGCTTGACATTCTGGATCGTGGTGCCCTTAATCGAGAAGCCACCAACGTCCGCGTTCAATACGCCGAGCTTTTTATACTTCACGTTGAAAACCCACAACTGAGTCGCGCCGACAATTTTCTCCGGAGCGATGGAAGAGATTTTCAATTCATTAGAAATTTTCATGTATTTCAGTGACTGGACAAGCTGGCCAGCGCTTTTCATTTTCTTAGCGCGAGGCTTCCGAGTTGCCTTCTGATTATTTATATGACGATCAAGGTCAGAAAGCATGGTGTCAAAAAACGTCAAAACACGCTTAAGAGCGACCTTGCTCATAAACGCATATGCCTCATTAAGTTGTTCATCCTTGCCGCTCACAGCCAGCGCGACCTCATCTCGGATTGGCTGATAATAAGCGAGAATTTTGGAGGCCTGGGGCTTTTTGACAGCCTTGGCCTGAAGAAACTCATACATATTGAAATCGCTTTTCACCGCGGTACCGAGATTGTCGACCACGATTTCGATTTCGCCGATGAATTCCGAGACCATTTCACGAATCCGATCCTGGACCGTGGGCTTGTACATCTTAGCGACCGCAGCTACCGGCAGCTTGACCGTCTTAGAACGTGACTCCGCGGTCACCAGAAGCGCGGCCAGCGTCGCATCGAAATACGCGCGCGAAGTGTCTGGCAGAACCAGCCCATTCGTCAACATACGACACTGCCACATAAACGTGGGCGAAATCGCCTCGATCGGCAGAGCCTTAATCGCGAGAGCCTGAGCCTTCGGCAAATTAGACGTGGCATATGCAGCCACGAACTTAAGACCGTCCTTCTGGGTATACTCGTAATTATACCACTGATACGCGCGAAGCAACTGAGACGTTGATCTAACCGAGATGGGCTCGGGCCCGAGGTCGGTGATCTTGACAATACGTTGCTTTTTAGGGCGAGCCATAGGCGTCTTCCTTCATTGATTGAATCTCATAATAGCAGCTTCCGCTTTTAATGTCAAGCGAAAAATTTACCATTTTTTGTCACCCAAGCGGCGAGCTTATCAGCGCACGCCTGAGGCGTCGCCGCGCTGATCTTCCGAAATTTGAGACCGTCCTTGCGTGCACGATAATCGCAGGTCACCATTTCAATCTGAAAAACGCCCTTAATCCGATTCGGCTGCAGGATAAACTTGCAACTCGCATAGCTATTTTCGAAAATCCCGTTGACCCAGATCGCACGATCCTCACCAGAGATATTAAAAACAGGTGCGCCCATCGATTGGGTAACGCTCGAAAACCGAGCGGTCGTCTTAAAATTGATCACGTTGTCGGCTCGTTCGTTCATCATTTCTAATCATAACAGATAGGGAGATTAATGTCAAGCGTTAAACGCTGCCGTCGACTGACCACCATTTATCACAATCGAGACACTTAAATTCCGTTCAATAGCAATCAGCCGATGGGTCATAGTTTCCCGTGCTACCGCGATGTTGTTTTTCGTGATTTACGTGTAGACATTCGTTCTGAGCGTCTAGAAGCTTCTGCTTCCATAGGTCGATTTTGCGCATAATCGTTTCAATTTTACGTTTTATAAAGCTTTTCTTTTTTTTCATAAATAGCAGTATATCAGATATATAAATCATTGTCAAGAGGTTAAAATGCCAACCAATAACAAAAATTTCTTGGGACCATCAGGGTTTCGTCTCGTTTTCGACCGGCTTCCTAATGTCGTGTATTTCTCCCAGTCGACTAGCATACCGTCTATTA